ATGTACTTTTTACAGGAATTTTTTAATGCTAAAAAAGCCAGTAATAAACTGGGGTTCAAGATGTGCTAAATGTTCTTGTTTCCTTGATGCAAAGACATCATTACAGCCAGATTGGTATGGAAAATGTCCAGAAGGTAAATGGTAATAATCTAAAAATAACATATGAATTTTGAACAAATAGCTCAATCAATAACTATAGAAGATAGGGATTACATAAAAAATGCTGTTAAAGAAAATAACAATTCTGTTTTTAATTACAGCCAATATAAACCTGATTCTTTAAATATATTGTACGACCAATGGCATAAAATATTTCCAAAGAACAAACAAGATATAAATTGTTCATCTTGTAGAAAAGCTGTACTTAAATTTTGGAACGAAATTTGCAATAATTGGTCTGAAAATGTCTAAAAACCCAAACAATATAATTGTTGTGCATGATTATTTAGATTTAATGTCAAATGAAATATTAAAAAGATTTGGTGAAACTGCTACTAATAAAGATATTTTAAAACATTTAGTAGAAAGAGGTATAGTAGACCCAAGAAGATTAAGAAATTATATGATCATTGCTGATTTTGACAGAAAATTAGTTTTAAATAAAGGCAATAGAACTCATACGTTTATGGATTTATCTATAAAATATAAAGTAAGTGAAAGCCAAGCACAAAACATAGTTTATAAGTACAGAAAAAAAGCTAAAGCATCTGAAAATATAACTTATTAAAAGTTTTGTATAGAAATTAGGTAGATATAATTACTTTATGATTTAATTTTGCACATATGAACAAAAAATGGTACAACATACAAGGAAAAGCAACTGATTCAGTTGTAGACATATATTTGTTTGATGAGATTGGTGCTTATGGAATTACTGCACAAGATTTTATTAATGAAATAAAAGATTTTAAAGACACAGAAATCAATTTACGAATCAACTGTATAGGTGGTGATGTATTTGATGGAATGGCTATATACAATATACTAAAAAAGAGAACTTATAGAACGACAGCATATATTGAAGGAATTGCTGCAAGTATGGGTAGTGTTATAGCTTTAGCTGCTGATGAAACAGTTATGGCAGAAAACTCTCTTTTTATGATACACAATGCTTGGGGAGGTGCAATGGGTGAAGCAGAAGATATGCGAAAGACTGCATCTGTTTTGGAAAAAATTAGTGGTGAAATTGCTAATATTTATCAAAAGAAAACAAGATTGTTATACGATAGAATTACAAGTATGATGGATGAAGAAACTTGGTTAAATGCACAAGAAGCATATGACTTAGGATTTATTGATACTATTTCTGATTCTATAAAGGTAGCAGCGAAGTACGATGTTTCTAAATTTAAAAACATTACTACGGAACAGATACATAATAAATTAAATATTAACATAAATAATAAAAAAATGACTGAAGAGTTAAAAAATTGGTTTAACAACAAGGTTGATGAAATTGTTGCTACTGTAAAAGGTGCTGACAATAAATCAGAAGTTGTTGAAACAGAAGTTAATGTAAACCTGTCTGATAATGAAGAAATATCTAATAAATTATCTTCTTTTGAAGCAAGTGTTACAGACTTAAATGGCAAGATTGTTTCTGCAGAAGAAGAATTAACTTCATCTAAAGGACAAAATGAAACACTTTCTAATGAAATTGAAAGACTAAACGCTTTACTAAGCAAAGCAGATGCTAAAGGTACTGAAATAAATACTGATGGTGATCCTGCTGTTATTGAAAATAAAACTGAAGATGCAAATTCTAGTTTTTACAATGCAATGGCAGATAAAGTAAAAGCAAAATTTAATAATTAATATAAAAATAAAAAAAAATGGCAACAGGAAACGTAGCACTTAAAGGCACATTCGCAACATACGGAGGTGCTAATTTAAACGAAATATTTTACGAGCCAGTATTTAGAAGTGATGACATCATGAGTAACTATAGGGTAATACCTAATGTTAAGCATAAAATGAATGTTTACACATCTGCTGCTCTAAGTAACATTGTACAAAAATATACAACTTGTTCAAATCTAAGTCAAGACCCAGTTCAACAATTTAACATTGAAAACAAAACAATTACTGCAGGAAGATGTAGAGTTGCTCTAGAGCAATGTACTGATATGTTTTTTGATACTTACATTGAAGAAATGTACAGAAATGGTGTAGATGTAATGAATCTAGAAGGAACACAATTAGCTGATGCAATTGTAAATCGTGCAGTAAAAGGTATCGGTTCAGATGTAGTAAGACTAGCTTGGGGTGGAGATTCTTCTACTACAAACTATACAGCATTTGATGGGTGGATGAAATTAATGGGTGCATCTGCACCAGTAGTTGCAGCAAGAGTATCAGTAGATGGTGTTGCAGCAGCTCCTTTAGCAGGTGAAGCAATTGAATTATTAAGAAAAATGTATGACCAAGCTCCTGCAAATTTACAACAAATACCTTCTTCAGAGAAAAAGTTTTTTGTAACTCCAAAAATCTTTAATGCTTACCTAGCTAATTTAGAAGGTAAGACTGCAGATTTAGGAATTGTAAATACAGTAGATGGCTACCAGAGAGTAAGTTTTAGAGGTGTTCAAGTAGTTGCAATGTACGAATGGGATACTATTTTAGCAGCAACTAACCCAACTATTTTTGATGTAGGAGGTACTGACTTTACAAATGGTGCTTGTTATGTAGCAACAGAAAATCTTATTATAGGTTCTGATGTAAATGATCCAGAAGGTTCTTTCAAAGTTTTTTATGATGAGTTAGAAGAAAAAATGTTCTTCAGAGGTTACTTCAAGTTAGGTGTACAGTATTTGTATGACTCTCTTGTACAATGGGGATTAGTAATATAACAACAATGTAGATAGAGAGAGTGTAAAAACTCTCTCTTATTTACCTTTTAATAATTTATAAAAAAATAATAATATGGCTATAGATAAAGGTATAGAAATTGGTTGTGCTGATGTACAAGCAGCAGGAGGTATAAGACATATATTGCTAAGAACTTGGGCTACAGGAGATGATATTATATATACTAATACAGCAAATACTGCTCATGGTATTTCAAGCATACAAGGAGATGGTGCATCAACTGCGACTTGGTTTCTTTATGAGTTTAAAAACGAAACACCTGCATTAACTGTAACAGCAACAAAAGAAAATGGCTCTACATCATTTGAATGTGGTTTATCATTTATGCTGCCAAAAATGGACACTAAAAAAAGTGCTATTTTACAAACTATGTTAAACCAATGTATGATGGCAATAGCTGTAGATACTAATGGTGTAGCATCTGTTTTAGGTGTTAGTGAAAAATATCAAAATCAAAAAGAAAATTCTAGAAATCAAACTTATCTAGATTTATCAGGGTTTGAAGGAGGAACTGGTGCAGCTTATGGTGATGACAATGGTTTTACAGTAAATTTAATGGCTAAACAATATGAGTTGCCAAGAATTTACACAGGTACTATTGCTTACTACACTTCTGCTAATAAAGCAACAACAACCTAATTAATAATTTAAAAAATAATAATATGTCAATAGAAAATGGATTAGCAATAGGTTGTGCAGACTTACAAGGAGTAGGTGGTATAAAGCACGTTTTAATTAGAGAATGGAACAGTCCTGCAGACAGTTTAGATACTGTTACTTACGATCATACAGGTAACTACAAAATTACTGCTTTAAAAAATACTCCTCAAGGAGGTTCTCTAGGTGTAATGAATTGGGGTGTATATGAAAGTAAAATAGAAAGTTCATCTTTAACAGTTACTGGTACTAATGAAGGTAAAAATATTACAATGTACGAATGTGTATTGTCTATGTATTTACCTAAAATTACAGAAACAAAATTACTTAGACTTCAAGAAATGCAAGGTAAGTGTTTAATGGTTTTAATTGTAGGTTCAAATAATACAATTGGAGTAACAGACACAAATCAAGGTTTAGTTATTGGAGCAAGTAGCAAATATGTTAATTTAGATGATGCTGCTAGAAGTCAAACTTGGGCTAGAATTTCATCTATTGAAGGTGGAACTGGTGCAGCTTTTTCTGATGAAGATGGTGTAACTGTAAATATTGTTTGTAATCAATATGAGTTACCTAATCCTTATATTCCTGCAGCAACAGGACTTGGAGTTGTACTAGGTGCTTCTGGTTTAACTGCAACAACAACTTAATAATAGTAAAGATATACAAAATAGGTAGAGTTAATTTTTTTTAATTTGTAAACCCTATTAGTATCTTTTTTTTTAATATGTGTGATTGTCAAAATAATTATTTAGATTTATCGCACACAAAAATATATACAATAATGGCAAAATACACAGGAAAAATAAAAACAGGAAAGACTTATTACGGAAAAAATGCAGATAGTTTTATTGATTGGGCAAATGCTACACAAGAAGAATTAGCACACGCTTATGAAAATAGTTCGTTAGATAAATACATTACTAAAGAATCAAAAACAAAAACAAAAAATGAGTCAGAAAAAGCAAACAACACGAAAAAGTCAAGTAAAAAAGCAGACTCTACAAAAGAGTAATACTTTTGAGTTTGGTGTTTTTGATTTAAGTGTTCCACAAAATATAGAAGAACCTCAAGACATATCTAGGGTTACAACAGACTATATTCCTTTTGGAACAAATAACTTATTTCCACAATATTTAGCAGAGCTTAAACGTAAGTCATCAACACATAGAAGTGTATTGGCTCAAAAAACTGTGTTTACAAGTGGGGCAAAGTTTGTTACTACAAATGAAGATATAAAAACTTATATTAAAGACGTTAATGCTGACAAAGAAACACTAAGACAAGTTTACAAAAAGTTAGCAGATGATTATTACACATTTGGAAATGCTTACCTAGAAGGTGTTGCGTATGAGGGTGGGGTAAACCTATACCACATTGATGCAACTACTGTTAGAATGGCTAAAAACAAGAAAGAAGTATATGTACATCCTAATTGGGATAAATATACTATAATGAAAGACAAAACCAAAGTTATTCCTTTATATCCTAGAGTAGATAGCCAAAGGTTTGTTGTTCATTTTAAAGACTACGAACCAACATTTACTTATTATGGTTTGCCTGATTACGTTGCTGCATTAGATCATATTGCAGTTGATTATGAAATTGGTAAATGGAATTTTACTAAATTTAAAAACGGCTTTCAGCCATCTGCAATCGTTGAAATATCTGGCGACATGGGTGAAGAAGAAGCAAAAAAATTGGTTAAAGAAGCACAACAAAAATTTGTTGGAGAAGGTAACAACGGAAAAATAATGTTTATAGTTAAGAATGGAGACACTTCACCTGCAAATGTTTCTATTATAAAAGATGACCAAGATGGTAGTTGGTTAGATTTACAAAAAATAACAGATCAAAACATTATTACGGCACACAGATGGCAACCTGCATTAGCAGGAATTGTTAGTTCTGGTAAAATGAACAACACAGGTAGTGAAATTAGAATTGCTTATGATATGGCAATGACTACAGTAATTAAAGATACTTCTGATTTAATATTAGAAGGTATTAAAGATGTATTGTATAGAGAAATGGGTTTTTTAGGAGAAGAATTATTAATTCAATATGAGCCACCAATATCTTTTGCTACACAATTAGACCCTACCAAAATCTTAACAATTAACGAGCAAAGAAAAATGTTAGATGAAGATTTTCCAATGCTTGAGGAAGGTAATATGTTTTTAACAGACAGAGAACAAATTATTGTTACTAGAGATGATGACAATGATGGTAAAGGTGATAGCGAAAGCGAATTACAAGTAACTGAAGTTGAATCACAAAACGAAGAATAATGGCAAACGTAAATCAATATGTTCCTTTAGTATCTGCAGCAGAAGTTATTAGTAATAGTTTTACTAATTTTAATACTGACCCTTCATTAATATCTAATAATACTATTTTACTAGCAGAATTAGCTCATTTAAAACCTGCATTAGGTAGAAAGTTTTATGAAGAAATTAAAACACAGCATAATAATGGAACATTAAGTACAGCTAATCAAACTTTAATGGATGATTTTCTTACAAGATGTCTTTGTTGGTTTGTAAGGTTTGAAGTTATTAATGAAATACAAAGCAATAGTGGTAGCATGGGTGTTGTACACAACATAGATGAATTTGCTACTATTGTTGATCCTTCTGAATTAAATTCTTACAAGCAGGACACATATAGAAAATCAGAAATTTATTTAGAAGATATGATTGGTTATATGAATGGCACAGACCAAAATGGTGATTACCCTACATATGAATCTAATAAACCATCAAGAGGTTTTGCTTACAAAAATCATGGCATAATAATGTACGACAGTATATATACTAAAAGAAGAGATTATGAAAGTTGGAGAAATTATTGTCCACCTTATAATTGGTAAAATAAAATAAATGGCTGCAAACGAACATAAAAATTTAACTGATGTAAACAGACACAATCCAAAAGGGTTTGAAACTGCTAACAATGATACAGTATGTAGTAAAGGTATTGGTTCTGGAACTGGCAATACAGATGGCAGTTTAGAATGGATAGAGAAAAGTGTTATTAAAATAGATAACTTTGACATACAAGGATATGTTACATCTAGTAATGCAAATTATTATTATGGTGCAAACATGACTGATGGTCAATCTCCAAACGAATACAATCAAGGTTTTGGTGCTGCAGTAGTAAACAATCAAACTATAGATGGAGGAGATTTTTTTAAGGTTAGTTCTTTAACTATGACAAACGCTTGTACTTTAAAAAAAATATTTTTATCAGGTAATTGTACTACTGGAGCTGTTGTAACTGTTGCATTGTGTAAACTTTCACTATCTAATACATCTGCACCTGATGCAATAACTCCTGTTCTTTTAAATGAAGTAAGTTTTACAGGATTATCAAGTTTAGATAAAGTTATTAAAACTGCAAATTTAGCACCAGAAAGCACTATGACAAGGGGAGATTTATTATTTGCTATGGTTAAAACATCAACTGCAGCAACAGCATTTTTTAAGGTAGGAATAGAAGTCGGTTACGACAATTAAAATGAAAACAGAAATGAGAGATACAATTGAAGATACAGTACAAGTGGGAGTGGCAAATGCAGGAGCAATAGGAATTTCTTTAGCACAATTTAACGAGGTTTTGACTACAGTATCGTTATTAATAGCTATAGGTTTCTCAATTTATAAATTTACAAAAACAAAAAAATAATATGGCAAGTACAGTAACAGCAGCAAATTTGACAGTAACAGTTGTAGAGTCTTACACATTAAATGGTGTAGCATATGGTAATACTGTAGAAAAAACTTTTACTTCTAAAGGACAAGTAGATCAAAGAATAATGAGTGTAGCTACTACTGAAAAAACATTATTTAACTGGTCTACTGTAGATGATGCAGGAACAGGAGTTAAAACTGATTATGCTTATTTTAGAGTAACTAATTTAGATGATACTAATTTTGTAACATTAAGATTGTACAATGGTGCAGATAGTTTTTGGTTTAAATTAGCAGCAGGTGAGTCTTTGTTATTAATGAATAATGAGATGGATGCAGTAACTGGAACAACTTTTGGTGCATTAGCTGACATTACATTAGTAGCAGCACTAGCAAATACAGCAGCTTGTGATGTTGAGTTTATTGCAGTAACAGCATAATATGGCTAAAATAGTTTTTGCTTTTAGAAAAATCAAAAATAAAAAGCGTAAAGGGGTTCATTCTAAAAATTCTAGTAAAAATCAAAATGGTTATAAAAAACCATATAATGGACAAGGAAGATAATGGAATTTGAATATTTTAAAATAAAAGAATTTGCTTGTAAATGTGGCTGTAAAACTAACAACATAGATTTAGATTTTATAGAAGATTTGGATAGAGCTAGGTCTTACAGCAGAATTAAATATAAAATAACATCTGGTTATAGATGTCGCAATCACCCTTTGTCAATAAAAAACCCTACAAGTTCACACATAAAAGGTTTGGCAGCAGACATACAATGTAAAGATAATTATGATAGAGCAGTAATATTAGGTGGTTTAGCAGAAGCAGGTTTTGTTCGTATAGGTTTAAGTAAAGATGGATTTATTCATGTAGATTCAGATCAAGATAAGGCACAACCAGTTATTTGGTTGTATTAATATTAATTAAAATAAATAAAAAATGGAAATGTTAAAGAAAATGTTTGATTCAAAAAAGTTTTGGTATGCAACATCAGCAATATTTGTACCTTTTATAGCAGCCAAATTAGGATTGTCAGAAGCTGAAGTAGAAAAAGTTTACTATGCTATTCTTGCTTTAATTTTAGGTCAAGGACTTGCTGATATTAAAAAATAATGAGTAGAATAGTAGATATGATTACAGGTGGTATTGTTAAACAAGCTATAAAACCTGTAACAGAATTATTAAAAACAGCATTAGAATTATTTAAAGATACTAAAGGCAAGTATTCATCTAAGCGTACTATTAGTGGAGTGTTAGTTATAGCAGCAAGTGCTGACATTAGTTTAAATGGTATAACAACAATGAATTTAGCTTTAAGCACAATAGCAATACTACCCTTATTGTTTTCAGTATTTGAAAAAAGTTCTTGTAAAAATGATTGTGATTTAAAAAAATAATTACATTTGTAATTCTTTGCAACTGTTCTGGTTGTGAAATTGTTTTAGTTTTAGTTTCAAGAATAGGGTGTTAATAACATCCTATTTTTGGTTTTATACTATTCTGTTTTTAATATATATTTACTTAAACTAAAAAAAAATAAAACTATGTCAGAAAATTTAAAAGGTAAAAGATTAAGGTTATCACCACAAGAAGTTGATTTAATAAATGAATATAGAGGTAATGATTTAGACAACATAAATAATAATACAGCATTAGATATTCACCTAAAAGACAGAGGTATAGATAAAAAAGATGTGGTAAGCGTAAAACATTGGCAAAGCATGACAGGTGATTTACGTTTTTCTATAGTTACTAAAAGTGCTTATGGTATAGATGAAAATGAAATATTAGAGAAAATTACAAAACTAATAGAAGATTACTCTCCTACATATTTAGATGTTCCAAAAGATTTTGACAACGATCATTTGTTAGTTGTTAATCCTGCAGACATTCATATAGGTAAATACGCTAATGCATATGAAACTGGTAGTGGTTATGACTGTGAAACTGCTGTGAGTAGGGTTTTAGAGGGCATACAAGGACTTATAGACAAGTCTGGTGGCTTTGGCATTGAAAGGGTTTTATTTTGTGTAGGTAACGATATTTTACATATAGATAATGTTTACAATCAAACTACAGCAGGAACAAGACAAGATGTTGATGGCAAGTGGTGGGAGCATTTTGAAATTGCTCTCATGTTGTATGTGAAATGTATAGAAATGTTAAGGCAAGTTGCTCCTGTTGATGTCTTACATAGCATGAGTAACCACGATTACCAAAGTGGTTTTCATTTAGCTCATGCTTTAAAGAGTTGGTTCAGAAAAGCTGATGACATTAAATTTGACATTAGTGTAGCAAACAGAAAGTATTATAAATATGGTAAAAACTTAATAGGTTTAGAGCATGGTGATGGAGCAAAACTTGAAAAATTACCTTTGTTAATGGCTCAAGAGCAACCACTACTTTGGTCAGAAACTAAATACAGATATTTTTATTTGCACCACATACATCATAAGGTAAAACACAAGTGGTTAGATGCTAAAGATTACATAGGAGTTACAGTGGAATATCTTAGAAGTCCATCAGGCACAGACAGTTGGCACAGTAGAAAAGGTTTTACTGGAGTTCCAAAAGCTGTAGAAGGTTTTTTACATGAAAAGAATAGTGGTCAAGTAGCAAGAATCACACATTATTTTTAAAATATTGTTAAAAAAGTTTTGTAGTTAAATTCAATTTTATATTTTTGTGCTTATTAACTAAAATTAAATACGATGAGCAACAAATTAAAAAAAGTAGAAGAGCAAAAAGTTCCAGTAAAAGAAACTAGAAAAGATGCTTTAAGAAGATTATTTACACAAAATGGTTTGGTAGAAGAAGATGTACATAAAGACCCAAGAGGTTTTGTGTTTATAAAAAGATCAGGTGTAGATAAAATTGTAAGAAAACAGGGTATTACTATAGCATACGAAGTTATAAAGCTAGATTTAGAAAAGGACAATATTGATGTTGTATTAAAAGCAGTAGCATCTATGAAAGGAAAAAATGGTGATGCAATAAATATGATGTCTTTTGGTGAAGCATCTAATGCTAATTTAATGGGTGGAGCAAAAAACTTTCCTGTTGCTATGGCAGAAAAGAGAGCAATGGCTCGTGTGGTTCTCAAAATGACTGGCTTTTATGAGCAAGACAAGGTATTTGGTGAAGGTGAGTTTGCTGAATAGTGAACGATGATTGGATTGATGAGGTTGTTGATGGTAAACCACTAAAAGCTGAATACTGGCAGATAGATTACATTGACAACCTCTTACCAAGAACATCTTTAACATTACCATATCAAGAAGAAATATTATATAAAATTTATCAAAAAAATTTTTCTCAATTAGAAGCAGATGAAATAATATTAGA